TTGATGATGCTAGGCAAGACTGATACGAGAGCTGCATTGGCAATTGCATCGACATCTAGGCCGACTGCTAGATAAGTCGCTAGTGCCGTTGCTAGGAATGTCTTGGCCCAGCTCTCTGCCATCTTCTTTAAGTCGCTCATTCTTGTCTCCTTCTAGGTCAAAGTAACTGCTGTCTTTGTCTCCCAAAGTTGTAAAGCTAATATGGAAATGCGAGCGATGCGGATTAGGGCCTGAGTATTTACGCCGCTTCCACCCCAGTATTGGGCTCATAATCTTGCCATCGTAGATAATATATTTGATGCGCTTATCCCCTTTTTTTGCGCACTTACGAATCTTCTCAACCAACGCATAAGGTTCTTCCTTATGTGCCGATAGGTCAGAATCAATATCTATAGCTCTAACGATTCCATCGACTGGTATATGGTCAGAATTGCCTTTAGCAATGTGCCGAGAATCAGCAATCCAGCCATCAGACTTACGATCCCTATCAGGATAATCGTCATCAATCTGCTCTCTTAATTGAATTCCAGCTGCACATAATCTAGCCATTTACCCACTCACCCAAAACTTCATCCCAAATATAAATTAAACCATCTGTAGGGTATTCAACTGGAGGTATCCAGCGACATAAAACTTTATCTAAAATCCAAGAATCAAAAGGCTTTGGAGGTATAAATGCGTCTAATGTTTCATCATAAAAATAATTTATTGCAGCAAAATTTTTTCGGATATTTCCATTGTAAGAAGTCTGTATCCAGCGGCCTCCAAGAGTTGTTTCAAAAAAAGATAAACCTTCGTCTGCAGCACTATTGTCTCCGACCAAGACTTGTATTACTTTGTTGTTTTCATCAATTTGAGCAAAATGACTCATACCGCATACCTCACTATAATAATTCCAGAACCGCCAGCTCCGCTTACAGTTGCGCCCCCGCCTCCGCGAGTTCCGCCACCGCCACCGCCAGTATTTGCAGTTGCGTTACCACCATTGACACCTAATCCAGAAGTTCCAATTCCTCCGCCGCCATAACCACCAACAGAAGTAGCAGGGAAATTATTAGCTCCTCCTCCGCCGCCACCTGCATAATAATAAGTTCCACCTACATTTTCGCCAGAAGTTGTTGCACTTCCCCAAGTTGAATAACTTGATGAACCATTACCGCCCGGGCCACCATTTGCTCCGCTATTATTTGAACCAGCTACACCAGCACCGCCACCGCCACCGCAAGCAGCATTAGCAGTAGATCCATCTCCACCAGCATTACCTTCACCAGAAGTTCCAGCTGCGCCAGTCTGGGCGTTATATCCGCCGCCACCGCCACTACCACCAACTGTTGCGCTAACTGGAGAAGCATCTGAACCACCACCACCACCAGTAGCAGTAATAGTAGAAAATGATGAATTACTACCAAGATTTCCACTACTGCCTAAAGATGTGGCTGCTCCACCTGCGCCAATTGTTACTGTATAAGTTCCCGCAGTAACTGCAAATGAAGAATTATGTTTTAGTCCTCCAGCACCGCCACCACCTGATAAATCGCCACCACCTGCGCCACCGCCTGCAACACATAAAACTTCAATATTTTTAGAACCTGAGCTCACTACAAAACTTCCTGAGGAGGTAAATTTATGATATTTAAATCCACCTGAAGTAACTTCAGTTCCACCGCTTGCTGAAAATGGAGCTGGAGCAGAAGCAAAAATCCCGAGAATAGGCATTAAGCAATATCTCCTACGACATACCAAGTGTCGGTAGCAACCTTGATGCAAGAAGCTGCTGAATATTGCGCTCTTAACTTAGGTGCTATTGCTGATGCCCCAGTTGATGAAATTGTTGTAGTGCCTGAAGTAACTGCTTTAATAGTAGTTTGACCTGCACCAATTTGGATTACATTTATAACTGATCCAATTGGGAAAGCAACATTGGCATTAGTTGGAATTAAAAAGTCATTAGCACCAGCAACAGACATCGTAACTAGCTTGTTTCGGTTGTCTGTCAAGACTACTGTATAAGTAGCGGTTTGAGCATTTAGTGTTAATTGACCTACTGCCGAATCAAAGCCGTTTCCGACTGTGCGTATAGCAGCAGCTCCATCCTTTACCAAATCTGTATCATCTGGAAGGTCGATGCCAAATATTGTTGTGGTTGCCATAGTTCTCCTTTAGCCTACTATTGTAGCGTTAGCCCAGTCCAAGGTTGGACTTAGGGTGTTCCAAAATTCTGTGTCTGGGACTGAATTCCATCTAAAAGCCTGAAGCGAGAATTGAAGGGCTGATAAGTTCATTGTTAGGTCTAGTCGGTTTAGTCCAGCCGTCCAAGTCCAACCCTCAATAAAGCCCAAGAACTCACCATTGGTCATATTTGATGGAAGATTTTGTAGATTGATAGGCATACCCATAAATACGCCTAATAGGGCGTCTCGGTCAATATTGTCAATCTCCGGGCTGCATACTGGAAAAGTTATCTGTCTTAAGAAAAATTCGGGGTAAGCCCGAAGCTCCAAATAGAAGGCAGCCTGATCCTCAGCATCGTTTTGATTGCGAAGGGTAGTATCTATTGTTGTAGCTAATTGCCCAAAAGTGCTGATTGAGTCTGCATCCTCATCGGAAACGCTTTGACTGCCAGATGAGCCATAAGCAATAGTTATTGCGTTTCGGACATCGCCAGCTCGCTTGACGATAGATAGTGCTGGGCCAATGGCGTGATTGCCATCAAGATCAACATAGCCATTAGTTGCAAGGTATTGAGCTCTATGGGTTGAATCAGCATAGCCAATACGACCCTGAGAATCTTCATATAAGTAACCGAGGCCGCTAGTAGCAAAGCGAGAAGCTAGGTTATAAACTGTGTCATTAAGATTGTTTTCGGAGTGAAGCTCATAATCTCCGGGAGTATCTATTTCGCCAAGTCCGCTATTTTCTGCATCTTGCCATTGGACTAATGGGTTATATCCTGCCCAAGTCTCGGCAGCTGGCACTTCATTCCATTGGTCAAATAGGACTGTGCTAAGTAATTCTTCAATTCGGTCGCCATCAAATTGATGGGCAAAGTTGCCCACATAAACTGCTCTAGCAAGTCTTGCTAAAGCTCCTACTGCTGTTATCTGGATTCTTTGGCTAGTTGCTGTTGATCCTGAAGTCTGGACAGTAATGCCTAGGTCAGTAATGAAACCGCCGAAAAGATTGACATAAGTGCCAGTTGAATCTTGGACTTCTATTGTTACTGCATCGTTAATCTCATAGGGAACTGATGCCTCGGTAGTTTCAATAAGGGTTAGATTGCAATATCCAGCAATTGGCTGAGAGTAAATATCGGTGCGACCCGAGGTAATAGTTAAACCGCTAAGTGTTGCGCTAGTGGCTGTTACGCCATCAACCTTAACTCGATAAACTGGATTCCATAAGGTCATTGTGCTACTAGGCCGCCAAGAATAGCGCCTCCACCGCCGTTGCGAGCATTGCTGTTGTTAAGAGCTAAGATTACGGCTCTAGTAAATCCTTCTTCATCTATTGCGCTTGGCGCATTGACATTGATAATCACATTGCCGCGTTCTTCGCCTCGTCTAGCAGCTGCTACATCAAAATTAGAAGGAATGGCTCTGCCAGTTGAATTTAGCCCTGAAGGGAAAACAGGCAATGATCCAATTACAGTCCCCCCACCAGTAGTAACGCCACCACCAGTAACGCCTCCAGTAGTAACGCCACCAGTAGTAACGCCTCCGCCAATAACTGGCGTTCCAGCAGTAAAGCCTGATGGCAAGCTAGACAATGGAACTGTGTTGCCGCCAGCGCCGCCTGATTCTTTAGTTACATTATCAAATAATTTAACCGCTGCAATAATTGCTCCTACTACTGCTGCGCCAGTTGCTAAGCCAGCAAGTGGGTTAAGAGCAAATCTAGAAGCAATAGCGGCGGCTACTGCGCTATTTCGCAAAAGGTTGTAAGCAGTAACTAAACCAGTAATAAGAGCGATAGTTGCTTGAACTCCAGCTGCTATTTTAGATACTACGAATACTGTTGCTATAACCCCAGCAACAATCTTAAGCTCTTCTTTAAGATCAATGACTGATTGAATAAATCCTCTAACCTTCTTACCCCATTCTATGGCGGTTTTCTGGCTATCAGTTAAAGCTTCATCTAAACTATCTTGACCAGTAAGGCCAGAGATAAATGCTTCTAGGGCTGGAATAAAGTTTTCTAATATCCAAGCTGTGAGTTCCTGAACGACTGGAAGCAATGCAGCGCCGATAGATTCTTTAGCTTCATCAAGGGCAATCTTTACGCGCTCTAATTGCTTGGCTGTGCTCTCAGATTCATTCTCTGCAAAGTTTCCAAATGTGCCAGTCAGCTCCTTAAAGATAGCGTCAAAGTCTTTGCTCTTAATTAAGTCAGCATCAAGTCCGAGTCCGAGTCTGCCTAAGGCTGTTGTATTGCCATCATAAGCGCGACCTAAAGCCATAGTTATCGTCTCTAAAGGCTTGCCTGTAGCTGCACTTAAATCTAGTGCTAAATTTAGTAGCTTCTGGGCTTCTTCTACATCTTGCGTTGATCTAACTAAGCGAGTAAAGGCAGGGCGCAAGTTATCGTCTGTTACGCCAATTGCTATAGAAGTCTGTTTTATGTATTTTTCAACGCCCTCAATCTGCTTAGCGGTTGCGCCAGTCGTTGCAGTAATAGTCTCGGCTAATCGGCGCTGGGCGGTCTCATCTTCGGCAGCAGCTTTAACCGCGCTGACTGCAAATGCGCCAATAGCTGCGCCAGCAACAGCAAAGGCAGCGGCTGCTTTCTTACCGAATTCTTTAGCTCTTTCGCCAATATCATCAATATCTTTAGAGCCTTTATCTAAATTCTTTTTAAAGTCTGCTGTATCGGCTAGGAGTTTAAGTGTTAATGCTCTGGAATCAGATGCCATTTACGCCCCACTTGTCTAATATTCTATTAAAGGCAGCAGTCCATTGAGACACTATATTCCTTTGCTCTTTGCGTAGTGTTGGATAAATAAACCAACCGCGAGAGCCCCTGTTCATTCTTCCAGAGTAGGTAGGGAATTGCTTAAATTTATTAGACCCAAATTCATAGCCAGCCCAAAGCTGTTGAGTAGTTCCTCCACCGCTGAATCTTTGACTAGCAAAGCCGTAACGGATTTCGCCTGTAGTGCTGGTCTTACTCACTTTAGATCCGCTAACGATTCTGTTAATCGCTTGTTGGCCTTTTGTGCGACTGCCAGCAGTTGATGCAATTTGCTTCTGTAAATAGGTAGCAAGATTGTTAGAGGTTTGACGAGCCTCGGCTTTAGCTTCGTCACCTAGCAAGGTAAAGGCTTTATAGACTTGACGGAGCTCTGTCCGGTCAAATGCTGATACTTCTTCAGCCATTGCTATTCATCTCCTTTATCAGCTCGACTGCCGTTGCTACATCGTCCCAGTCATCCCAGTATTGCATTGGAATTCCAGTCTTAATGGCAACTGTGACTAATAGCCGCCTTATGCTGTCGGGCTGATGGCTTTTGGGTCATCGTTGCCAGTCCTTACATCTGCAACAGTTTCCATCCAGACATCAAAGGACTTGACTGGCTTTCCAGCACTTTCGCGCTTATGAGCGTTATATGCCAAGAACATTAAGTCCCAGATTCCTATATTGTCTTGCGCCTTTGTGATTGTGTGGCCTGTGGTCTTTTCCCACTTGGCCCACTCTGGCGGTTGAGCAACATAGGTGGCAACTTCGCCACCGTTGTATTCAATTGTAATTGATAATTTCATAGCTCCCGATGCTCCGATCTCTTAACTAAAGGTCTCTGTTGGTGTTCCAACGACTGTCATCGTCCAAGTATCAGTTAGCGCTCCAGGTGCAGCTCCACCAGCTGTTGGGAAGATTGGCAATACATTGAAAGCAAATACTGCGCCAGTTACGGCTGTAAATGAAACTGCAAGTGTGGTGTTAGGTGCTGATTCAGCATCTGCCCACATTGCTTCGAATAGAGAGCTTGCAGCTCCCCAATCCTGTAGCAATTCGATTGTGAAAGTCCATTGCTTATCAACGGACTTATAAGCGCGCCCATCAAGGGTCTGATAGGTCTCGATAATTGTTTCGCAACTTAGGACTGCGCTTGTTGCTTGGGCGTCATACGATGCTGTATCAAGTGTGAAAGTAACATCTTTCCCAGTTATTACTGTAGTTGGCATTTGGGTCTCCTATGCGGTTTGCTCGTAGCGGACGCTCAAGCGTATGTCTGCAACCAATAAATTGGTCGTTCCTACTGTTGTTACTGACGGTCTATCGACTGTCGATAACTCATACTTGGAAGCGTTGAGCGCTCCAAGAATACTGATGATTAATTGCTCTAAATTGTCTAATGATGCGGCGTTGCTGAAATACGCAACGCAAGCAGTGATTGTGTAATTCAATTTAACTCGAGTTGTTGTTTTACCTAAAACTTCAAGCTCCATATAAGGGGCATCTGGGACAACTACGATTGCTGGAACTATTGGCGCTTCTGGAACTGAGTCATAAATATTCGCGGTGCATCCAACCAAGGCGGTCTTAATAGCGCCTCTAATATCTGTAGCAATTGTTGATGCAGGCATTAGCCCACCATAGTTTCAACATCAAGATAAGGGCCAAGTAAGCCAGTTACTTTGGCAAGTAAATTCTTAGATAGGCGGTAAGGGGTAACTGCAAAATCTACGCCTTCGATTGATCCACCAGCGGCAGTTCTGGATTGGAAGATTTCAACGGAGATAGCCAAAATAGCAGCTTCAGCATTGGGGTTTCCGACATAGGTCGATAATCCAGATAGCGCAGCGTTTCCTGCTGGGATGATATTTTTTTCCAATATG